AGTCGCTGATGGTGGTGACGCCGCTCCAGATGCTGGACGGCAGCGTGAAGCTTTCAAAGCTGCCGAACTGGCCTTGATAGTGGCTGAGGATGCTGAGCATGTCAGCTTCAGCCAATGCAATAAAGCTCAACCGCACCGAGCTGCTCAGCATCACATTGCTGTGGCGCACGCGATTCTGCAGGCCGTTGTATGGCGCGAACGGCGTGTGAGGGTATTCGCCTGGCGTGAAGGCGCGGGTGGCTGGCGTAAGGGTGGGGAATACAGCCATTACGGTGCAATGGTGTAATCAACGTAATCTATCCACCCAAAGGTGGGATCATTCACCTGTATTCCAATTATACCAGCGCTGACACCTGGATCTAGTCTTGTATCCCAGGCAATAATTCCCCAGGCATTGGTAACATTGCCGCTGCAGTCAATGCCTCTAACGACATTGTAATAGGGGTCGGTTTGTTCTACAAATAGTGATCTCAAATTGGTAGCCGAAAAAATAGTCGCATTGTTTGACATTTTGAATCGTAGTCGTGTGCTTGAGCATGGTATAGCTGGGCTGTAAAGTGTTGTACTGCCTACAACTGTTGCGCTTCCTTGTTGCGAGCCGTTAAAGCACTTTGTAATTGATTTGTAGGTACCAGCGCCTTGCTGGCCAACTACGAGTACGCCGGGAATCGCGCTGACAGTGCTGACAAATGAGGGAACGTATTGCCCAGGCTCTGGCACGTACTCAAAGGATCCCCCCGGCGAATCGCGCTGAATGGTGACAATCTTTACGTCGTCCTTGTACCAAGTGATTGACTCTATGTTTCCGCTGCTGCCGCAGGGACCAGTCGCATCTGCAAATGGGTACAACGCACTGCCTATGCCGGCTGGCATGTTGGCCGGGAATAATATATTCGGAGGAAGTACACCATCCAACCCATCGTTAGTGTTGCCGGTGTCGCCAGTCGGCGCTGAATCGTTGAAGCCCAGACCGCCGCCACTTGGTGATAGCTCCAGCGGGTCATCACCATCAGCGTCCGTGAACGTCTCAGCGGGGATGGTGTTGTCGCTGCTGGAGTTCACATCACAACTCACGCCGGTGCGGCCACTTGGCAGGATGATGCCGGTGCCAACAGCAGCAGCCACATCCAATGCGATCAGGCTGCGGCCTTGGTCGTCGATCGGGAAGTGTGTGGCCTCATAGCTCACATCACCCGCCAGTGTCTTGGTGATGCGCTCCACTTGGTACAGGTAGTCATGCACCGAGTTGGCGTAGGTGGTGTTGTCGCGCGCCAGCTGCACGCGGATGATGTCGCCAGCGCTGATGAGCGTGTTGTGCTCCTGCGGCCTGGCTGCAAACCTGATGGTGTGCGTGGTATAGATCCGCTTGGCCAGGATGTAGGCGCCAACCTTAACGGCGTGATCCTCGCTGGTGCAGAACTTCGAAAGGTCATGCGACTCATACGGCCCGGTTTCTGCTGTGCTGGCATAACGCACCTCAGCGGTGCGGATGATGCCAATGTCGCTCTCCAGCTGCTGGCGCCAGATCACCTGCGCCACAAACGGCTGCCTGTCCGCCAGTGACAGGTAGTTGATCTCCAGCGTGCCGGGCAGCACCGTGTCTTCGGTGAAGGTGTACTCCGCCGTGATCGCCGTGGTGTTGATGGCGCCGCCGCCAGTCACCGGCAGCAGTGGCCGCAGTCCGCGCTTGCCACCTGCGCTGCTCTCGGCCAGCAGGAAGTAAGGCGCCAGCCTGGCGGCGAGATCTGAGTAGTTGGTGCTCTCGCGGATCTCAAGGTTGCAGGTGAAACCGTTCACCTCGAGGAACGTGGCTGCTGCCAGCAGGGCGGTGTTGTCAATCATCGCCGCTGGCACCCTGCTGGTATTGACCAGCAGCCATTTCACCAGATCCGCGAAGTTGTCGCTAGGGCCGGTCACGCTGTCGTAGATCCGGGTGACGGCCATGCCACCGCGGATGAACAGATGCACCTGGCGGTTGTACTGATCGAAGCCATCCGGGATGGTGACGTTGAAGCTGAGCGTGCTGATGCCCGGGTAGCTGCCAACGGTGCCGCAGAAGAATGGCGCCTCGGGCAGATCCTTACCGGCACGCTGCACCAGGAAGTTGCCGGGTGCCCAGGTGCCAGCCCTGCGGTTGTAGGTCTGCGTGTGTGCGCCAACGCGGCAGGCACGCTGAAACACGTCCTTGACCGGGATGCTGTCGAGCTGGCCCTCGCTCAGCACCAGCATGTAGTAGGCGGTGACGTTGTTGCTGGCGTCATTCTCGAAGCGTGCTTCGGTGGCGCCGGGGCTGATTAGGATGCCGCCTTTGCTGTTGCGGAATCGGGCGAATACGATCGGCACCGGCTCGCCAATCTGCGCAAACCGCTGCGGGCTATCCAGCTCTGTGGTGCCCTGCGCGGCGGTTGCATCAGCTGGTGCGTTGATCTGACCGGCCTGGATGGCCAGCAGTGCCAGTGGATCGCTGGAGGAGAGAAAGCTCACTGCCTGATGCCCTGCCCCATGATCGCCAATGTCAACCGGCGCGGCGGCACTTGTGCTCCAACTGGAGACAATGCCGAGCCGAGTTGTATGGTCAGGCTAGTCAATCCGCCATTGCCGCCAACCACTTGGCCGGTGTACGCAGCCACCAGCTCCTGCCCAGCTTGCGGTGTGTTGTTGCCCAGGGTGGAATCGAACTGGTAGATGCTGAGATCCACCAGGCGGCCATCGCTGATGGCAGCGAGGAACGCATCCAATACCAAGTTGGTCGCTGCAGCGGTGACAGAAACCGAATCTTCAGTACCACTGCTCCCGGCGGTGATGCCATCAGCGATGAACGGCACGTAGTTCCAGCTGGCGCCGGACCATGTGACGCTGGTATTGGCGTAGTAGCTCTGCCACCGCTGGTAGGTAACACCAGCAGCGTCGTAGATGCGGAGGTATTGGCTTTGCGCTCTCATCGGGCCATGCCCAGCGCGATGCGTGCAGACGGTGTACGCAGCCGGCCGATCACACCTTCAGCGGTCAACCGCATGGCGCGTTCCATGTCGGTCACCGTGACGTAGCGCTGGCCGTCGAACTCCATCACCGGGCCGGTAGTTACGTTGATCGTAGTGCTGCCGCCCGTCGATCCGGTAGGTGTCGCTGCAACTGCGGACGCCCCGCGCACTCCAGACAGGTAATTTGATACAAATCCTGCTGCCTTGGATTCGGGCACGATATATTCGGATTCGCCAGCCTCGCCGATGAGGCCAAGCGTCGGGCGGCTTACGAAGCCACCTTGGGCGAATCGCTTGACCGGGGTCTTTCCTCTGACTGTCGATGTTGTAGCTTGCCCTCTTAATCCGTTCAGTCGTTCTTGTGCATCAGCTGCTTCTCTGATTTTGGTGGCAGCCTCTTCAGCGTTGGTAGCTACCCTGATGAAATTGCCTGCAGACTTATCACTATTGATGGCAATACTACTCGTAGCCTGAGCCATAAACTGCGATGACGAATAAGCGTTCGCCAGGCTTCGGGACACCTCCAGCGCTGAGGCTTGCGTTAGGCCAATCTGATCGCTGACTAGCTTCTGCTCTAGCGCGGTTTGAGCGGTAAGGATCTTCGCATTGTATTGCGCCTCTGCTGTGATTGCCTGATACCTGACTAGCTCTTTATTCGCCGCAACTTGATCGGCAGTAGAATCTATGACCGCATTTTGCGCTTGCAGCGCTTGCGCTAGTTTCTGGCGTTTGGCGGTCTCTTCCTCGACGTTCTTTGCTTTCAGGATCTGAAGAAATCCTTCTGCGCGGATCTCATCGTATTTAAGCCTAGCAGATCGAAGCTGCAGCTCGCCTTTGATTTTCTCCAGTCGAATGTTGTCTAGTGCCTGGCGATACTCGATAACCGCAGCTTGCGCTTGTTGATTAAATATCGCAACTGCAATATTGAATCGCTGCTGTGCAGTTCTGGCAAACTGATACTCACGCTCTAGCTGAACCCCTCTGAGATCATTGATGGCCTTTTCTGCCGTAAATCTTGCCGATGTAACGCTGGCGCCCCTTTCAAGAGATGCAACGTGCGCATCGAGCGAGGTCTGCTGAGCACGCAGGTTATTTAGCACGCTATTGGTAGCTGCAATCAGTCCTTTATTCTTTTCGGCTGCCTCCTCGATCTTGGGAGGGATCTGATCTAAACCTTGAAGTTGTTTCTTGATTTCGGCATTTATTCTTGCAGTCTCATCCGCAATTCCGCCTTGCTTTCCTTTGGCCTTTTCCGCCTTAATGCCGGCGTCACCCATTGCATTTCCAAGAGTCACAGCAGCGGCCGTAGCAACACCAAGCGCTAATGCTGTAGTCGCTAAGCTCGCTGGGTTCATAACTCCTTGAAGAAACGCCGCTGCAACGCCCGCTGCTTTTTTAGCAGCCGCAAGCAATCCGGTAGCCACTGCCCACGCTTTGGTAGCAATGGCCGACGCGTTTAGCACCGCAACAAACGTACCAAGAAATACGGCTGTTTTAGCTAAACCTTTGATGTTCCTAGACACCAAATCAACGGCGCCAGCGAGAACCTTGAACGGGGCAATAATTGCGGGAGTGATGGGCTTAAATGATACAATTAGATTCTTGAATGCCGAGTCAACTTCTTTTAATGCTCCTTGCAAAGTATCACCCATATCCTTAAAAGCCTTGTCCGCTACGCCTGTAGCGTTCTTTTGATTTTCTAGGTTTTTATTGAATTTCTCCATATTGCCGCTGACTAAAGGCAGCACCGCCTTTAGAGCGTCAACGGAGCCAAATAGCTCCACCAACTTAGTAGTGCTGCCGCCCGTTGCTTGCGCTACATCAGCTAATAGCCCGCCAAATCCTTTGGTGCGCAAACCTGTTTCATTAAACTCAATGCCTAACTCTTTGGCTAGGGATTGCGCTTCCTGCGTTGGCTTTAGTATCGAAACTAACGCCTGATTTAATCCAGTAAATGTTGCTTCAACTGGTACACCTTGCGCTGTAACGGTGCCAATCGCGGCGTTTAATTCATCGATGCCAACGCCAGCAGCATTTGCGGTTGGGGCCAAACGTCCGATTTGAGTGGCGTATTCAGCCAATATAATTTTGCCATCATTTTGCGTTTGAATAAATCCATCCACCAAATTTCCGGCTTGAGCGGCAGCCATTCCATAGGCGTTTAACACGCTAGTAACAGC